CATCGCCGTCGTCAGCAGCAGTGCCGACGGCATCACCAGGCACACCGGTGCCCAGTACCCGGCCAATCGGTGGACCGAGGAGCGCGAAGAGGCAGAGCGCCAGCGCCGCGCCCGCCAGCGCCCGCCCAAACCCACCAAGGCAGCGCGCACCAGGTCGCGCAAGCTGCTCGAGCTGATCGGGGAAGACCATGGTGAGTAGAGCCCTTAGAGCCCTGACGCCGAAGCAGGAAGCGTTCGCCGCCGCACTCGCCGCCGGCGTCACGCAGGCCGAGGCCTATCGGCGCGCATTCCCGGCTTCCCTGAAGTGGCAGGACGCCAGCGTCTGGAAGCGCGCGTCCGACCTGGCAAAGCATGGGGGGGTTCGGGGTAGGGTCGCAGAGCTGCAGGCTAAGGCTGCTGATGCAGCCGTGTTCACGCTGGCAGACCATCTGCGGAACCTCGATACGATCTCGAAAGCTGCTTTGGCTGCCGAGGATTTCAGCGCCGCAGCTCGCGCCGAAGAATCGCGCGGGCGGGCTTCAGGTTTCTACGTGCAACGGCTCGAACACACTGGCAAGGGCGGCGGCCCGATTGAGACGAAGCAAACGCGTGACCTGACCGATGCCGAGCTGCGCGCAGAGCTCGTCCGGCATGGCATCGAACCGTGAAAAGCTTGCGCTGATCCTCGAACGCGAGCGCAGGCGCGCCCGCGACGATCTCTACCAGTTCGCGCGCTGGATGTTCCGGGCGCGCAAGGGTTACGCTTGGCGCGAGGCGAGCCACCATAAGTTGATCTGCGACGCGCTGATGCGCGTCTATCGAGGCGAGTGTCAACGGCTCGTGATCAACGTTCCGCCACGCTACTCGAAGACAGAGTTAGCGGTGGTCAATTTCATCGCTTGGGCCTTCGGACATACGCCAGACGCCGAGTTCATCCATGCGAGCTACAGCGGCACGCTCGCGGGCAACAACAGTGCGAACGCGCGCGAGCTGATGCAGCATGAGGCATACAGCGAAATCTTCCCGCGGTGCAGCGTCGCCACAGAGGCCCGCGCGCACTGGGCCACGAGCAGCGGCGGCGTCATGTACGCCACCGGTGCCGGCGGCACGATCACCGGTTTCGGAGCCGGGAAGCACCGCGAAGGTTTCGGCGGCGCGATCATCATCGACGATCCGCACAAGGCGGACGAGGCCGCGTCCGATGTGATCAGGCAGGGCGTCATCGACTGGTTTCAGAACACGGTCGAGAGCCGCAAGAATTCGCCGCACACGCCGATCATCGTCATCATGCAGCGCCTGCACGAACGCGACCTTGCGGGGTGGCTTCTCGGCGAAGAGCCCGGCGTCAAGCCGGGCGGCAATGGCGAGGTGTGGGAGCACCTCTGCCTCTCGGTGTGGCAGGACAACGGCGAGCCGCTGTGGCCTGAGAAGCACGACGCGCCGACGCTGCGGCGCATGGAGAAGGCGGCGCCCTACGTCTTCGCGGGCCAGTATCGCCAGCGCCCGGCGCCGCCGGAAGGAGGCGAGATCAAGCCGGATCTCATGCCCGTCGTCGAAGCCCTGCCTGCAGGTGTGCAGCAGTGGTGCCGCGGATGGGACCTGGGCTCGACCAGCAGCGGAGACTTCACTGCTGGCGTGAAGATCGGGCGCATGGCAGATGGCCGCTTCGTCGTCGCCGACGTGAAGCGCGACCAGCTCACAACCGAAGCGCGCGACGCGCTCATCAAGAACACCGCGGACGCAGACGGCTGGGGCGTCGTGAAGCAAAGCCTACCGCAGGACCCAGGCCAGGCCGGCAAGTCGCAAGTCGCATACCTATCGAAGCAGCTCACGGGACACGTCGTGCACTTCAGCCTCGAGAGCGGTGAAAAGGTCGTGCGTGCGCGCCCGTTGGCCAGCCAGATCAACGTCGGCAACGTCGTGATGCTGAGGGCCCCCTGGAACGACGCGTTCCGGGACGAGTGCAGGCTGTTCCCGAACGGCGCTTTCGACGACCAGGTGGATGCCGCTTCGCGGGCCTTCGCGAACCTGCTCGGGCCTACCGCCGGCTTCCTGTAGCCCCGCGAAGCGTTACATTTTGGCGCACAAAAAGTGCTTGCGCTCCCCGAAGTTTATGGCGTACATTATCGGTCATGGGCAGCGCGGTGCTGACCAGCAACCCGGAGCAGATCATGAGCAAGGAATACGCGGCGGCCCTCGAAGCTCACAACGCGGCTTACGCCAAGTTTGACGCGATCCGCTCTGAGTACCGCGCACGCAAGGTCGGTGATGCCGAGTTCTTGGCCGCGCGCGCGGAATACGTCGCTGCTACCGCCATCTACGACGAGGCGTTCGCTGCCGAGGCGAGCCTGGCCGAGTCAGACTGACCACCCCACCCGGAGAGACACCATGACCAAGACCCTGCAACAGATGATCGAGCAAGCCCCCGTTATCCGCATCGTGTCCGGTGAGGGCGACAATGGTGCGATCAAGGCCTACCGTGGCAAGCGCACGGCGCGCGCGCTCAGGGCGCATCTGACCCGCGAGCGTTGCGGCGGCGATCGCTGGGCGCGGGCCGAGTACAAGCGCACCGACTCGGGCTTGTACGACACGCTCCTTGGCAATGATGACTGACATGCGCACCACCAAAGCCCAGCTCGCCCACCGCGCCCGCATCCACGGGCCCGCGATCGCCGCGGCCGGGCTCGAGCCCAAGAAGCTGGGGCGGCCTGCACTGCCGCCCGAGCTGAAGCGCGGCGCGCGCCTCAGCATGCGGACCTATCAGGAGGTCGCCGACAAGGCCGCGCGCGTCGGCACGGCGGCGGTAGAGGCCGCGATCCTGCGCATCAAGGAACCCGCGCCGTGAGCGTGAGGCCGTGCCCGTAGCATGCGGGCATGGCAACTCGGCAGCCCGACCTCTTCGCCAGCGGTGCGTTTGTGCGCGCCGCGGACGCCCCAGGGCCCGGGCAGCAATGGCCGCAGCAGCAGCGCGGCGCCACCGTCACGGTCAACGCGACCGACTACATCTTGCGCGAGCTGAGCCGCGCCCGCGAGCTCAACGTCTCGGGGATGTTCGGCGCGCTCGACAACAAGCGCCCGCGGGCATGGGAGCAATACGGCTATCCCGACACGCTGACCTTTCAGGCGCTGCTCTCTGCCTACGAGCGCGGCGGCGCGGCGCACGGCGCGGTGCACCGCATCCTCGACAAATGCTGGCAGACGCTCCCGCGCATCAAGCAGCGCGAGGCGGACGAGGAGACGCCCTGGGAAGCGAGCGTCGCGAAGGTCTTCCGCGGCGCGAAGGTCTGGCGCGCGCTGCGCGACCTGGACCGGCGCAACATGGTCGGGCGCTACGCCGCGGTGATCTACCGCGTCGCCGACGGCCGGCCGCTGCGAGAGCCGCTCGTGCGAGCCCGCAGCCTCGTCGGCCTGGTGCCGGTCTACGAGGATCAGCTCAAGGTCGCGAAGTGGGACAGCGACAACGAGTCGCCGACCTATGGGCAGCCGACGATGTTCCAGTACCAGTCGCGGCCGCCTGGCCAGCAGGACACGCAGGGCAAGCCGGTCGAGTGGGCGGACGTGCACCCAAGCCGCGTGCAGATCCTCGCCGAGGGCAGCGTCGGCGATTTCTTCGACGGGGTGCCGCTGCTGCGCGCCGGGTTCAACGCGCTGATCGACCTCGAGAAGGTCGCCGGCGGCAGCGGCGAGTCGTTCCTCAAGAATTCGGCGCGCACGATCACGTTCAAATACGACGCGAATTCCGACATCCAGCGCATCGCGGCCAACCCCGGCGAGGCGCTGCCGAGCGGCACTGACATCAAGAGCGCGATCGAGCTCAAGGGGCGCGACCTAAACCGCAACATCGACACCACTGTCGTGACGCAGGGCGGCGAGGTCGGCACGCTGCAAACCACGGTCGCGGATCCAGAGCCGAGCTTCCAGGTCGCGGCGAACCTCTTCGCGGCCTCGGTGCAGATCCCGTTCACGATCCTCTTCGGCCAGCAGACCGGGCGCCTTGCGAGCGACGAGGATCGCAAGGACTTTCACGAGCGGTGCGCATCGCGCCGGGCCAACGATCTGACGCCGCTGCTCGAAGAGTTCGTCCAGCGCATGCAGGCCGCGGGGATCATCGAGCAGGGCGAGTTCGAGGTTGAGTGGGAGCCGCTCGACTCGCCGGGCGATGCCGACAAGGCCGAGCTGCTGGGCAAGATGACGGCGGCGATGCAGCAGGCCTCGTCGGCCGGTCTCAGCGAGCCGCTGTTCGACGCGAACGAGCTGCGCGGGGTGATGGACTACGAGCGGCGCGTCGACGACGGCATGCCGGCCGAGGGTGACCTCACGCCCGAGGAGCAGGCCGCTGCGGATGCAGCTGCCGCGGTCGCCGCCGCGGCAGGCCAGCGCGCGCCGGTGCCGAAGCCTGCGCTGAGGGCAGCAGCATGAGCGCCTTGCTCCTTGCGATCGTCGCCATCGTGCTGCCGGGCGTCGCCATCCTGTTCGGCGTCGCGGCGCTGCACTCGCAACGCAAGACGAAGGCCACCCTGGCCGCTACTCGCCAAGCGCTGAGCGTCCTTCGCGGCGAGCTGCAGGCGCTGGAGATCGATCGCGGCCGGCTGGAAGTCGAAGCGCGCCGGCTGCGCTCCGAGCGCGGGTTCGCCGGCCGGCACGGGACCAACCCGATGCCGCAGGGCGGCAAGCCGGCGGCGCCCCTGAACCCGCCTCGGCCGCGCTGAGTCATGCTGCAGGCGCCGCAGCGCCGCTCTCCGATCCTCCCGGGCAACGCCAAAGACCGCACTGGCGCCGCCGGCATCCTGCGCCGCGCGCGCGCCGAGCTGCGGCGCCGCTTCGCCGCCCTCGAGCGCGACGTGCTGGACGCCTTCGGCCGCATCCGCATCCTGGGTGGCAACGACGACGCCGGCACGCCGCTGCGCCGCACCGCCTACATGCTCACGCCCGAGCAGATCTCCGAGCTGTCGGCCGAGCTGCAGCGGGCAGTCGATCGCTGGCTGACCGAGGGCGCGCCGGCATCCGCGCACTGGTGGGCCGCGTTCGACGCCGAGGCCTCGCACCTCGGCACCGCGCAGTCGGTCGCAAACCTCGCCGCGCTGTCGCCCGCCTACGCCGCGAGCCGCTCGTTGCAGGCGGTGCTGTTCTCGGAGCCGTACCGCAATCGCCTCGCCGCCGCGCAGGTGCGCAGCATGGACCACTGGACGGGCCTGGGCGCCACGCTGCGCGCCGAGCTGTCGCAGATCATCGGCCGCGGGGTGGTGGACGGGAAGAACCCGCGCGTGGTGCGCCGCGAGATCGCCGAGCAGATGGGCGTGAGCCGCGCGCGCGCCGATCTCTACGCGCAGACCGACATCACCGGCACGTTGCGCGAGGCCCGGTGGGCTGAGGCCGACCACGCGAGCGAGGAGCTCGGGCTCAGCCTGGCGCTGCTGTGGACCTCGGCATTCTTGCCCACCACGCGCCAGACGCACGCGGCGCGGCACGGGCAGGCCTACACCAGCAAGGAGGTGCGCGAGTTCTACAGCCGCAGCGGCAACCGCTACCGCTGCCACTGCGCCCAGACCGAGGCGCTGCTCGACGAATTCGGGAAGCCGATCCTGAGCGCATCGGCAAAGAGGGGGATGGCAAAAGAGCGCGCGGTGTGGCAACGTCAGCACCCTGCTTGATCGGTTGCTGACTACACCCTAAAGGGGGATGCCATGAAGACGAATTCGGTTGCGGTGCTGGTGCTGGCCGCGGTGCTCAGTGCGTGCGGCGGTGGTGGCGGCGGCGATGACGCGCCGGCCGAGGAGATCGTGCTCCGCGCGGCGGTCGCCGCAAGCCAGGCCGACGACCCGAGCACGATGCGCAACGACGTGTTCGCGAGCCTCGCGACCGAGCGCAGCCCGATGCGCTACAGCGGTGACGTGCGCTACC